AAGGAACTCCTTAATGCTTATATGTCTTCTAAAGCTTGTTTCATGGATGGGGATGACCAATATGGTGTACCTATTATTGGTGGAACGGGTGGAGATATTGAAGCTGCGTCTAAGGATTTTATGGAGATGTATTATAATGCTGAGGCGTTTAATCTTATTCCTCTATTTATTCCAGCTTCTATGTGTTATCATGGCTTCTTTGACAAAGATACGGGAGTATCTGATGTAGATGGTGCTACAGCCGCTTTAAAGGAAAGAAGGGAGCAACTGTATGCCGCAGGTAACCAGAAGGGTTACAATCTAGAGCTTCAGAATTATCCGCTATCCGTCGAAGAAGCCTTCTTACAAACTAAGAACTCAAGGTTTAATGTATCTAAAATAAACGCTCAGAGGAGTGCGATACTTAGCGATGATGCTCTTAGAAATCAAATACAAAAAGGACGACTCGAATGGGTTGGTGACTCAATGGAGGTTGAATTTGTATTAGACCAATATGGTCCTTACAAGATTCTATCTCACCCTAAGACCGACCTTAAAGGGTTGGATATTGGAGGTATTGATAGTTATGACCAAGACCAAGCATCGACGGATTCTTTAGGTAGTGCTATTATATTCAGACGATTCTTTAACATGGACATCGCCAGCAGATACCCTGTGGCTGAATATACAGAGCGTCCAGACACGGCAGAAGAGTTCTGGGATGGATGTCTAAAATTAGCTGTATATTACAACGCCAAAATGTTGATAGAGTATACTCGTATTGGAGTCATAGGTTATTTCCAAAGAGCAGGGGGTAAAGGATACTTGAAAGAGCGTCCAGCTACCGCCCACTCTCCGAAGACGGTCAATAAGAATAAGTATGGTATTCAAATGAATAAACATACTAAGGCTGTGATGGAGCAATTCATGGAACAGTACATCGAAGAGGAATGCGACAACATATGGTTTATTGACTTACTAGACGAACTAGCAGGTTACGGTTTAAGGAACACGGATAGGGCGATTGCTTTTGGATTGTGCCTTATACATGATATAGACCTTCACGACAAACAAGTGAAAACAGAGACAGTAGAAAAGAAAAGCTTAGGCTTTGTATATTATAAAAGAGAAAACGGACGATTAGTACCATATAAATCTTAAAAAGATGAGCAACTTCCCTAAACAATTCATACCAGACAACGAAAAAGACGAATCTTGGTGCGAAAAAAACATTGATGCTATTGTTAAATCCCTAGAGAAAGGGGATGTAAGTGGCGTTGTTGGTGAATCAGAACGAGACGCTAGTAATTATAGAATATACAACGGTGAGATTAACGAAGAGGATTATGCCTACGTTACTGACCAGTATAAATCTACTGCACCAGCTACAATGGCTAACCATCCTATCACTAGGAATAAGGTTGACCTTCTTTGTAACGAAGACCTTAGCAGACCTATAGATAAGAGTGTATATGCTGTAAATATGGAGGCTGCCCTTCGTAAGGAGCAGTTTAAAGTGTCTTTAGTTGCTAATGACTTACTTAAGGAAGTTAATTCTCAAGTTGAGGATGAGTTTGGTATGGAGTTAGAAATGGACAACAAAGAATTCCCTATACCAGACGACATTGACCTATTCATGAAGTTCCAATACAAGGAAATCATAGAAGAATCTATCCATGACGGATTGGACTACCTCATTCACAAACACGGAATGAAGAAGATATTCCAAGAAGGGATGAGAGACTTACTAGTTACGGCTAAAGAGTTTTATAAGGTGTACATTAAAGACGGTGACCCACATGTTCGTAGAGTAGACCCTAGAGCTTTTGTTTATGACAAGTCTGTAGAGTCTGATTTCTTGGATAACGCTCAATGGGCGGGTGAAGAGAGATGGTTAGCGGTAAATGAAGTGATTGACGAGTACAGAGACGAGTTAAGCGAAGAAGATGTTCGTGAATTAGAAGAGATGCGTGGTGCTACACCTGATTCTATATCTAAATGGAACGATAAGTTCAACTGGGTGAACCTAGAAGACGACAGAAGTGTTAAGATTAGAGTAATCTCTGCTGAATGGAAGTCTATTAAGTCACTTAAGTTTAAAATCTCTGAAAATAAATACAATCCAGACCAACCGTTTCAAAAGTTGGTAGGTGATAGATACAAAAAAAGAAAAGGTGACCACATCGAAACTAAATGCGTTGATGATATATGGGAAGGTACTAAGATTGGTGGAAAAGTCCTGGTTAACTGCAGGAGAAGACCTAATCAGGTTCGTTCTGTTGATGATGCAGGTTCTACTTCCTTATCTTATGTTGGTGTTGTTTATAATCACACCACAGGTAAGCCAACATCACTAGTTGATACGTTACGTCACGTACAGATGTTGTATAATATTGTTATGTACAACATTGAACTTACTATGGCTCGTGCTGGTGGTAAGGCTGTAGTATATGATGTGTCTCAAATGCCTACAAACTTAGGTATGGACATGCAAGAAGTTATGTATCACCTTAAAAATGATGGTATTATACCTATCAACACTCGTGATGAGGGTGGGGATACAGCTTCGTTTAATCAATTCCAACAAGTTGATTTTACTATGTCTAATTCTATACAGCAACTTATAAATCTTAAGATGATGTTAGAGCAGACTGCAGGACAAATCTCAGGAGTGTCTCCTCAGAGAGAAGGTGCTGTTGAGCAGTATGAGTACGTAGGTAACGTGCAACGTTCTGTTACTCAGTCATCTATATCAACCGCAGGCTGGTTCTTCTCCCATAATGAGGTTAAGAAAAGAGTACTAGAGAGGTTAGCTAACTTAATGAAACTAGCTTGGGCTGGTGGTAAGCGTGCTGCATTCATATTTGGTGATGCTGGATACAAGTTCCTTAACATACTTCCTGATGTAGCCTTAAATGATTATGGTATATTCTTAGGAGACTCTGGTAGAGATGATTCTTTAAAACAACAAGTTCAAGGAATGTCTCAATCTGCATTACAATCTGGTTCTATTAGCTTACTAGATGCTTTAAAGGTTCTTAAATCAGATACAATGACTGAAGCTCAGCACGTATTAGAGAAAGGACTAGAAGCAATGCAAGAGCAACAAGCTCAAGCTCAGAGTCAGCAAGCTGAAATGCAACAAGCTCAAGCAGAAGCTGAACAAGCTAAGGCTCAGACTCAAATGGAGATGAAGCAGATGGAAATCGAAGGTAACATTACTGTTGCTAAGATTAATGCTGAAGCTAGAGTAGCGTCTCAAGAGATAGCATCTGATGCCACTAGAGATGTTGAAGACTCTAGAGAGAAAAACAAACTAAGCTTAGAGAAAATAAAGGCTGACTTTGGCTCTCAACAAAAAGAAGTAGATAACGAACACTCCTTGAAAATGGAGTCCAAAAAAAATAAAGATAAAAAGTAATATATTTGTAAAAGTTTAAAGCAAAGCACAATGGGAAAGGAAAGTAATTTAGTGGAAGAGATTATCTCGGACACGGAAGCTAAGGAGGAGTCGTTTGATGCGTCTGCCTTCTTGGGAGGTGAAGCTGGAGCTTCCGAAGAATCAACAGAATCTACGGAAGCAGCGGCAACAGAAAGTACTAGCGAAGCTACAGAAGTAGCGGCTGAAGAATCAAAAGAAGGAGACTTCTCTTGGGATGAAATAGAAACTGAAGAAAAGGTTGAGCCAGCGGCTGCAACTGAGACTGAAGAGACTGAAGAGCCTAATGAGCCCGCAGAGGAAGAATCTGATTGGGATGATTCAAGAGAAGAAGAAGCTGAAGGGGTAGATGAATCTGCTGAATTCAACTGGGAAGCTCTAGGAAAGGAAGCTGGACTAGAAGCATCTAGTAAAGAAGACTTTATAGCTAAAGTGAAGGAAGCCTTCAAACCAGCTGTAGCTGATAACGATACTATTAATAACCTTAATACATACTTAGAGCTATCTGATAAGGATTTAGTTATCGCTGATATGAGAGCAGCTAAGTATGATAAAGAGGAGATAGATGACACTGTAGATAGACTAGAAGATGCAGGGCTTCTTAAGAGAGAAGCAACACTAGTTAGGAGTCAACTTACTAAGCACATCCATTCTGAAAAGGATAGATTAAGAACTGAGCAAGCTGACAACGATAAGTTAAAGACTGAGAATGCTGATAATTCAAGAAAAGAACTTCAAAGCTACATCAAAGGTAGAGAGGACTTTTTCGGAGGTAAGGTATCACAGAAAGACAAGAAACAACTTTACGGTTACATAACTAAAGGTGATTTCGCCCAAGATATATTTGAGTCTCATGCCAATGTTGCGGAGGCTGCTTTTCTATGGCGAAACAAAGAGAAGATTTTCAAGATGGTTCGTTCGCAAGGCGTTGAACAAGGGAAGTCTAAAATTCTGGATGGCATAACATCTCCTAACAGAGGTAATCGCTCATCTAATAATTATGAAACTCCAGCTAAAGGATTTAGTGCAAACAAATTCTTATCTGATTAAGTTGTAGTCTATTTATTAATAACTTCTAAAAAAACAAATTATGAAGATTTATGGTGCTAAATATAGCGCAGAACATAACACAGAAGACAACTCCCTGGTAGCAAACTTGCTTAAATACCCAGAGATTGCAAAGAAAGTAGTAGAATTGTATCCTCGTTATACAACTACTTACTTATTAGAAAAACTAGGCTTCGGTGCTGGTGAAAAAGTATTAGGTGATAATTCTTTCGAATGGAAGATGATGGGTCGTTATAGAGCTCAACAATTACAAGGTGCTGATTTAGATATTTCGGAAGAGGCTGGATTCTCTACAGACAAAATACCTGTAGGTGGAGCTTTTGAGTTGAGTATCGACGATACTACAGCCAATCCTTGTATGATTAACGCTAACGATATTATTCGTTTAGCTGACGGTTCTCAAGCACATGTTACATCTGCTGGTGTTTCAGGTTCAAGTTTAGTTGTATTAACCTGTAAAGCTCTATCGGTTATTACTGCTAACGTCCTTGGTGGCGGTATTGTTGGTGTTATTGGTAATGCTTTTGGTGAAGGTTCTGACGGAGCTGATGTTGGTGAAGGATATTCTTATCCTGAAACACGTAAGAACTGGTTAACAATTTCTCGTAAGAAATTAGTGATTGATGCTCGTGATTTAACTGACGTTACTTGGGTAGAACATAATGGACACCGTCTATGGTTCTTCACTAAAGAACAACAAACTGAAGCTCAATTCATGTATGACTTAGAAGTTATGCGTTGGTTCGGTAGAACATCTATCGTTCAGTATACTGAAGGTGCTGGTGTTTCTGGTGCTGGAGCTCCTGTTACTGGAATTCCACTTATTGGTGATGGTATCTTAGCTCAGATTGCTGATGCTAACGTATTGACTTACAATGAAGCTACTGGTTCTGCTGGAGATTTCGATTTATCTGAAGATGTTATTCTTGACTTTATCGGTCAATTATCTCTAAACGCTGAGAACGCTACAGGTAATGAGTATGTTGTATTTACAGGTACTCAAGGGAAAATCCAATTCCACAAAGCAATGAAAGACTTACTAGTTTCTACTGGTTCTGACTCTTCTATCTTAGTTGATAAATTCGGTCAAGACGTTTCAGTGGGTGCTAACTTTAGCTCTTACTTCGCTTTAGGTAATAAAATTACTGTAGCTCACTGCCCAGTATTTGATGACCCGAACATTGCAACTGCTCCAGGTTATACTTCTACTGCGTCTTCTGCAGCGGCTATTACTGGTACTGGATTTAACTCGCTTAAATTATCTGCTTTAATGGTATTCTTAGACATGGGTTCTACACAAGGTGTAGCAAATGTTGAATTGATTACTAAAGGAGCTGAAGGTATCAATCGTAATT